GCCAGTTTCAGGATTGTATGATGGTACATAATTGCCGCCCACAGGCTGAGGTGCAAGCCTGATAGTCTGCGGTTGATTGTTAAGAGGTGGTATGCTGTAGGGATTGTCTGCTGGTAATTGATTTATTATTGTGCTGCCTGGTGGAACCTCTTGGGTTAGTTCAGTGTCGACGGCTGCAGGATCTGGAGGATTGCTGACCAGCAAGGGTGTTCTACCTTGTACCACTGGACCTGGTGGGATCTGCGAACTGGTTATTTCTACCTGTTGCAATGGAACTAACGGGTCTACAGGAACTTGTGGATTTGGCGGGTTAGTTGCTGTGGTAGCATTGGCCAAAGCTACATTTAATAAATATATTTGATTGTTGAGAACGTTGATCTGCTGTTGTACTGCTTTGGCTGATTGTGACCCAGCAGGCAAGGATTCAAGATTGTTTTCCAACGACCTGACTGTTGCTTGTTTTGAATTGATCTGTGCTTGTATCTGCGCTGTTGAGGCCATAGTAGTTCCCTTCATGTATTTACCGGCAACAAAAACGGCTAAGTTAATCGCACAAAAGGTTTGACAACGGCAGAGAGTGTTGTATAATAACTACACTATAGGAGAGCACATCTTGGCTACAGCATCACTTGGCCCTGCGCCAGCAAAAAAAGTAAACTATCTCAATAACCGAGATATCCTCAAAGAAATACACCTTAGCAAGAACACATATTGCAGTTATCTTGACCCTGTGAACGATCATCAATATGACATCATATTGCCCAGTCTTGGCAAGATCAATCAACGCACCATTGCAGAAGCCCGACGCAATCGTGCTGACCGTATCAAACGCGAAACTGGAGAAGTGTTAAACGAAAAAAAGATACCGCACACTGACCTTGTGTTTCGCATCACTTGTTGGGATCACATACCCAAAGCACCCAAAAAACCCACCAAAGCACAGGCCAAAAAGCAGAAGTTAGACGAACTGTTGGCCTTGGAAGACGAAGAAACCAGCGATCTAGATGAGCTGGTAGAAGTACCTGTGCTGGACATGAATCATGTGAGATTGAACTTTCCACCATTTTTTCACTATCGTTTGGATGAAGGAAAACAACCGTTTTTGGTAGGAAAATCGCACTGGAAGGGTACCTTAGATGGGGGCAAGTTCTGCAGAGATCACGGCAAAATGACCAATAAACTGGCCACTATGTTTATCAAACTCTGTGAAAGATATGCCACTAGAAGCAACTGGCGTGGCTATACATACAACGAAGAAATGTGCGGTCAAGCCTTGCTACAGCTATCGCAAATAGGTCTACAGTTTGATGAGAACAAGAGCCAAAATCCCTTTGCTTACTACACAGCAGCCATCACAAACTCGTTTACTAGAGTATTAAACATTGAAAAGAAGATGCAAAACATCCGCGATGACATCCTGGAGATGAACGGATTGAATCCTAGCTGGACACGCCAATACAGCGAAAGTCATAACAAAACAGCCGAAACGGTTGCAAACAGCTCAGACGAATAGTATAATCACTAGATGGGTAATCTATTTAAAAAAGCTGCCATCTTCACAGATATACATTTTGGATTGAAGTCAAACAGTCAACTACACAACGATGATTGTTTGTCTTTTGTTCACTGGGCTACTGCCAAAGCTCGAGAAGAAGGTTGCAAAACATGCTTGTTTCTAGGTGACTGGCACAACAACAGATCCAGTATCAATATTGTTACTTTGCAATATAGCCTACGTGCCTTGGAACACCTCAATGACAACTTTGAACGTGTGTATTTTATTCCTGGCAACCACGATCTGTATTATCGAGACAAACGTGATGTTCAAAGTGTAGAATGGGCCAAGCACTTGCCTCGTATCCAGATCTGTAATGATTGGTTCAGCGACGGTGATGTTGTGATCGCTCCCTGGCTTTGTGGAGATGATTACAAACGCATTCCCAAGCTAAAAGGCAAGTATATGTTTGGACACTTTGAACTGCCTGGATATCTAATGAACGCAATGGTAGAGATGCCAGATCATGGAGAAATAAAGCGTGAAGATCTTGGAGGATTCGAACATGTGTTTACAGGACATTTTCACAAACGACAGACTAAGATAAATATCACCTACATCGGTAATGCGTTCCCTCATAACTACGCAGATGCTGGTGACGACGAGAGAGGACTTACAATACTGGACTGGGGAAGACCGCCTGAATTTCATGCTTGGCCTGATCAACCAACGTACCGCGTATATGGACTCGCCAATCTCATTGACAACGCTCAAACCCTTCTTAAGCCCAAGATGCATGTACGTGTCAATCTAGACATTGAGATTAGCTACGAAGAAGCTAACTATATCAAAGAAACTTTTATCAAAACATACGATTTACGTGAGATGGCATTGATTCCAAACAAGACTGCTGGAGTTAGCGAAGACCTAGCTCCCGGAGAAACTAAGTTTGAATCTGTGGATCAAATTGTTACAGATCAGATCACTAATATTGAGTCAGAGTTTTACGACAACAAGTTACTTTTAAAGATTTACCAGAATCTATGATTTCCGAAACATTCTGTGTTAACCCTTGGATAACATTGCATGCTAAAACATCAGAGGGATTCAACCCATGTTGCTTGTTTAGATCATCAATCAACTGTAATTCTGTCAATGAATACATTAACAGTGACGAGCTAAAATCAATTAAGAGTGATTTACTGAACGGCAAGAAAATTACAGATTGTAATGCTTGCTGGAATCAAGAAAAACTAGGTTTAGTTAGTAAACGTCAGCGTGATAACCAAACGTACAGCAAGATCTTTCAAGTACTCAACCAAGATTTATCTAATACACATGGTAACTTTGTTGAGTATTATCTGCGACTAGGTAATCATTGTAATCTGCGATGTACAACATGTAATGACCAAGCCAGCTCTGGTTGGATTAGCGAGAACAAAAAATTTAATTTGCCAGCAGGCCCAGTAGTATCATTGGATAACAATGCTGACGTATGGGATCATTTAAAAACTCATGCTAGTACTATCGGTGCGATAGAATTCGTAGGTGGTGAACCATTTATGATTAACAGCGAGCAACAAGTTGCTGTGCTCAAATGGCTGGTTGATAATAATCATGCTAGACACATTAGGCTCAAATATAATACTAATGGGACTAGGATGCCCACTGAGCAATTAGTTTTTTGGAAATTTTTTAAAGCCATTGAAATAAACGTTAGTGTTGATGGGGTGAAAGAACAGTTTGAATATTTGCGATTTCCTGCAAAATGGAGCGATGTGGATTTTAACATTAAATGGTATCAGCAACTACAACAAACTCTCCCGCAACTAGAACTAACAGTAATCACAACTGTTAGCATTTTAAACATTGGTTACATAGACCAAATTCTAGATTACTGTGCAACATTAAAGGTAAAAATTTTTATGAACATGCTCAGACGCCATGATGGACATTTCCATCATGGCCTCGAAGGTCCGGCTATCTTAAATTTGTATAATTTAGATAATCGCATCAAATCTTGGATTTTGACTAGGATTGCGCACGTAACGCATCCTAGTATTACAACAATTTTAGACAACTTTTCAGCTATACCAGGGGAAGTTAGTGGGTCCATGATATTAAATTTTCTTACTAAGTTAGATCAACGTAGAGGATTAGACGTACGAAAGACGTTTCCAGAGTTAGTACAATGTTTAGAATCGCTGACATAACCACAATAGACATCGAAAGCATTAATAATTGCAATGCTGAATGTCCTCTTTGTTTGCGCGGCGCAAAGATGAAAACCAACGACATATTGGATTGGGACAAAGTAGTCTCTAACATCCCAATGTCAGTGTGGAGAACCGTTAAACACATCAATTTTAACGGTACAACCGGCGACAATTTAATGCATCCGCGCATCAACGACATTGTGATATGGACTTGTGAGAATACTTCGGCATTTATTAGCCTGCATACTAATGGTGGTATTCGGGATACCTCATGGTGGCATACTTTTGGTGCTCAGTTAAAATGTTATCAACATCGTGTGGTGTTTGGAATTGATGGTTTAGACGATACCCACAGCATTTATCGAGTGGGTACAAATTGGCAAAAGGTTATAAACAATGCAACCGCGTTTATCCAAGGTGGCGGTAATGCAGAATGGCAATTTATTATTTTTAAACATAATGCACATCAGGTTGAACAGGCTAGAGAGTTAAGCCAGCAATTAGGGTTTAAAAAATTCTTTGTTATATTTCAAGATCGTTTTGATCAGTCAGGTCAAGTTATTAGCAAAGATAACATCATAGAAAAATTTGATATTGTAAACACTGATTTTCCGATACTAGTTAAGTCAAGTTCTAACAACATAGAAAAGAAGATAGCAAAAAGTAACAAGGTTATTACTTGTCGCAGTCAACAAGTTGGTTGGATATCAATATACGCTGACGGTACTATATGGCCTTGCTGTTGGCTCATGGGTTGGCACAAAGCTAATCACTTTCAACAATTCTCTTTGATCGATTATCACTTTAAAAAAGTGTTAAAAATTGACTTCTGTCAAATAAGCATCTATAATAGTGACTTAGAGGCTATCATCAATAGTAATATTTGGCAGGAAAACTATACCAACAGTTTTAGAAACAAACCAAATCCAGTATGCTTACAACAATGTTCAGATAACAAAGAATGATTCACATTCGAAATTTAACAGTTAAAAACTTTATGAGTGTGGGCAATGCCACACAAGGCATTGACTTTGACCGCAACGATCTTACACTTGTTTTAGGTGAAAACTTAGACTTAGGCGGCAATGGCTCTAGAAACGGCACTGGCAAGACTACCATTATCAATGCTCTAAGCTATGCGCTCTACGGACAAGCTCTAACCAACATTCGCAAAGACAATCTAATCAACAAGACCAACAGTAAAAACATGTTGGTCAGTTTGGAGTTTGCTATCAACGGCCGTGATTATAGAATCGAACGAGGACGTAAACCCAATGTTCTCAAGTTTTATGTCAACAATGAAGAACAAGCAGCCACTGACGATGCACAGGGCGATAGTCGTGAAACTCAAGATGCTATCGAATCTGCACTGGGCATGACTCACAACATGTTCCGGCATGTACTGGCCTTGAATACCTATACCGAACCGTTTTTGAGTTTGAAAGCCAATGATCAGCGAGCTATCATTGAACAACTGTTGGGCATTACCTTGCTGAGTGAACGTGCTGAGCGCATCAAAGAACTCAACAGAGAAACCAAGGATGCTATCTCTCAAGAAGAGATGCGTATTCGTGCAGTACAAGAAGCCAACAAGCGCATAGAAGAACAAATAGAAAATCTGCGCCGTAGGCAAACTTTATGGAAAACCAAACATGAGGAAGATACGGCCAAGCTTCAAACAGCTCTCGACGAGCTCAATAAGATCAACATTGAAGCAGAGATACAAGCGCATAAAGATCACAAGATTTGGGATCAGACGCGTAAGGACATTAACGACTTATCTAGCCAGATCAGCCGTACGAAACTCGATGTGGACCGTGAAAAGAAAAGCATTGAAAAACTTATCAAAGAGATTGCGACTCTTGAGAGCCATACCTGCCATACCTGCGGGCAACCATTCCACGACAATAAGCACCAACAGGTATTGGAAGGAAAGCAGACGGATCTAGCAACGGCAAGAACGTCTTGCCAAAAACATAGCAACTTGTTATCAGAGTTGGAGACAACCCACCAATCCTTGGGCGTGTTAGGCAAGCCCCCAAAGATGTTTTACGATGCAGAAGAAGACGCTATACAACATCGAGCTAACTTGGACAATTTGCAACGTCAACTAGATGTCAAGGCACAGGAAGTAGATCCTTACAGTGAACAGATTGAAGAAATGTCAGGTCAAGCGTTGCAGGTAGTAAGTTACAACACACTCAATGAACTCACAAGATTACAGGAACATCAAGATTTCCTGCTCAAGCTGTTAACTAACAAAGACAGTTTCATTCGAAAAAAGATCATTGAACAAAACTTGAGTTATCTCAATGCTCGTCTTACACACTATCTTGATAGGATTGGATTACCACATCAGGTCATATTCCAAAACGATCTATCAGTGGAAATCACCGAGTTGGGTCGAGACTTGGACTTTGACAATCTCAGTAGAGGTGAACGCAATCGCTTGATACTTTCAATGAGTTGGGCATTCCGTGATGTATGGGAAAGTTTGTATCATCCTATCAACGTGCTATTCATTGACGAACTGGTAGATTCGGGTATGGACACTCAGGGTGTGGAAAACAGTTTAGCTCTGCTCAAGAAGATGAGTCGCGAGCGTCGCAAGAGTATCTGGCTTGTGAGTCACAGAGATGAGCTAGCCGGTCGTGTAGAAAACATATTAAAGGTTGTCAAAGAAAATGGCTTCACCAGCTACAACACAGATGTTGACATCGCGTGACATAAAAGTATTGCACCTAGAGCCCACCGATGTGTGTCAGGCAGAGTGTGCTCTTTGCGCTCGAGAAACTGATGCTGACTTTGACAAACGTAGTAAACATCAACTTTCTGTAGAAATGTTAGAACACTTGTTACCTAAAGGATTTGTTGCCAAACTAGAAAAAATGTTCATGTGTGGTAACTATGGAGATCCAGCTGCAGGCAATCATACTATTGCTATCTATGAGTGGTTCAGAAAACAAAATCCCAACATTGTGCTAGGCATGAACTCCAATGGTGGCATTGGCACTACGTTTTGGTGGCACTCACTGGCACAGATATTAAATCAACGCAACGACTATGTGGTGTTTAGTATTGACGGTTTAGAAAACACCAACAATGACTATAGAGTCAACGTCAACTGGAACAAACTCATGCAGAATGCGGAAGCTTTTATTGCCGGTGGCGGTTCTGCACACTGGGATATGTTGGTTTACCGACACAACGAACATCAAGTTGATGCTTGCGAGCAGTTAGCCCAAGATATGGGATTTAAATGGTTCCGCGCCAAAGTCAGCAAACGACCACTAATCAAAGATTTAGAATCTCCTGTGCATTGGCATCTACCACAACAACAAGCACGAAAAATCAGTTGCCATGCTCTCAACGAGCAAAGCATCTACATTGATGCACAAGGACAGGTAAGTCCTTGTTGTTGGTTGGGGAGCAGACAACGCAACTTTGTTACAGATTTTGATGAAGTACAAAGTTCATGGACTAGCTTGAATCCCAACATTGTATGTTTGGATGCATGTGGTACAGAAGATATTGAGACTAACTTTGATAAACAATGGCAACTAGAAAAAGCATTATAAAGGAACTAAAATGATAACTACAACTCCATGTCATGGCTTTTTGAATCACGCCAAATCACAGAACTACCCGAAGAATGTGCTGGATTTGTTTATTTGATCACTAATAAACAGACTGGCAGGATGTACATTGGCAAAAAACTGGCAAAGTTCAAGAAAACAACTTACAAAGTAGTCAAACTCAAAAACGGCAAAAAGAAACGCCGAAAAATACGTGGCACTATAGATTCGGATTGGCAAACATATTACGGTAGTTCTCCAGAGTTATCTCGAGATGTTGAACTGCTAGGCACAGAAAACTTCTTACGCGAAATCTTATACTACTGTAGTACCAAGGCTGAATGTAGTTACATAGAAGCTCGCGAACAATTCTCTAGACGTGTGTTGGAATCAGACGATTACTACAATGGACACATACAAGTCCGTGTACATGGAAGTCATATTAAGGGAAAAATAAACAGTGAGAGATAAAGTAGTTTTTGCCGGATGTTCATACACTGCAGGTAATGGGTGGATGGACGCCAACCCTGGAATCAATACTAACCAACTATTTGCAACACAGATAAAAAATTTCTTTGACAAAAATACTTTTTAGGTAATAGAAGGCTCGCACAGGCCGATATCGTGTGCTCACGACAAGGGGTTTAAATACGCCCGGACGGAAGTCTCATCGTACCAATGAGCACTCAATCAGTATCCTTAACAGGACCACGATCGCAAAACCTGCGGTTTGATTGTTTGAACAGAGTGACTAAAGGGAAAAAGACGTGCTAGTGATAGCACACGGTTTGTATGTATGTTAGCGTATAGATACAAGCCCGCCGTTGTATAAAGACACAACTCGAGGTACCGGACAACCGCCTCTGTAATGTTGTAACGCTAAGTGACTGAGTCGACTCGGATGATGACACTTCTTTGCCCTGCGCGGGCAAAGTGTGACCAAACAATCTGGATGATAACTGTTATCTCGCTTCGCTCGACTTAATAGTATTCATGAGCGCAAGCGAAATGAATAGAACTGCGTAGCAGTTCTCAAAAGAGCTTTATGATTTAATGTTATCTGGCCAATCACGAAATAGTGCGTGTTGTATATTGCCAGCAACAAACTGATTAAATGACTTATGTTTCTCTTCGAGTTCTCCTTGTTGAGGAACAACTCTCTGGAATGCACTTTCTATTTGCCCCATGTCATTGAACTCCATGAGTATCATCCACTCTGGCATGTCAGCTATGCTACGGAATCCCATTTTGCAACGTGTGATTCTGTATGATACCATTTTGTCTTCAGCCACTAAGTGATCAAAGAACTTCTTCATGTTATTGACCCAGTCTATGTCGCTGATGTCTCCCTCTTTGTCTGCCCAGATTGTGTAAATGTCCATTTGCTAGCCTTTTGTAAAAAAATCTTGCATTGCGCCTTCTCTATGTAAGTCACTGGTAATGCAATGCAATCCGCCGTCCCAAAAGAATCTGTGTCTAAACGGGACAATATGCGGAGTAATGCCGTAGCGTTCAAGAGCGCGGAATACAGTTTCGTTGTAGTTGAACACTAAGACATTTTTTGGATCAATAATCAGCATGTTAATGTCAAACACAGTTTCTGATACATCACCTAGCCAATGATTAAGATAATGGTCAACATAGTTGACCACTTCTTGATCCTCTTCAAACCCTGGAATCCACCATTTACCTCGATGTTTTCGATTTGCAAACTTCATAGTAAGAATATTCTTGTTGTCGCCATCTTTAGCAAATGTCATGTTGGGAAGATATATTACCTCCCAGCCTGGAAAAGTTTTTTCGTAAGTTGGCGCATCGTACCCGCTGATAATCAATCCTGGTGCAACAACACAACAAGTTCCGTCGTAGTGCCCACCTGTGTCAACAACATGGTTCCTCGTGTAAGGAAAATGTTGATTTAACTCTTGTTGATATGTTGTCAACGGTCGATTATAATATTCTGTACCAAAAAATAAATCCTTGCCTAATCTAATAATCTGTGCACCGTTGATCAACGCTGGATTCCAAGAGTCAAGTATTGCGTTGCCTTGACCTTTGACATGATCAAGAATATTATCATAAACGCCTGGTCCTGAGTAATACCATTTGTAGTTTTTGTTGTAACAAGCATGATAAAACTTAGTGCCTACAGTGGTCATAATATCTCTGGGAGTCATCGGCGGCCTAAAAAACTTCTTTGTAGATTCGTCAAATGGATTGCTAGGTAACGTAGGCCTAATGACAGTGACTCCAAAATCACTAAGTTTTTGTTCGATTGCTAGAAAGTCTTCTTCTGTTTCTTTAGCCATGTGTTGAAACAGGCTTCTAACATGCGGACTTTTAATATAGTCATAAAACTCTGGACTGTAACTACGTCCTAAAACACATACTTGCAACGGATCCCAGTGCTGAAAAACAGAATACATTTTATTACACCATTGGCCCTAATAGCTCAAACCCATCTATTTCTTGTTTGTATAAATGTGCCTGCTCGAGATAAAGATACTCAAATCCCCGAGCTTTGTAGATAGCACACTCTGTTTTCATTGTTTCGATGCCCAGTCTAGTTTTGGGATTGTGATAAGTCCACGCAAACTGATCGCACAAGGCATTGCGTTCATCGTACCGCCGTATCAAAGAGAACGCAACCATTTGTCCTTGATCAAAGTAGCCTATGACATCAGTCATTGGGTCTGTGTATCTGCTGTGGAACATAGGCATCACTGATCCAAAGTGTTTGTAGATACAATAGGCACGATAGATGTTATCTAACTCTTGTATTTGCTCTGCTGTGGGAATAAGATACCCCCACTCTACTGTGAGTTCATAGTTGGTTTTGGCTAGATCAATCCTGGCAAAGTGATAACTCATTGTCTGGGATCCCCTCGATGCTGGAACAGTGCCTGCAAGTAGTCTTCCGGCCAGGCATCGTAGAATCCTTTGTTGGCCATGGTCTTTGCTTTGGCATTGAGATCGCTGAGACTCTGAACCAGAGCCAGTGCATACGTACCTTGATTCATGATCAGGCCGTTGACATTTTCTACATCTTCAGGGTGATCTTCCAAAGCCAGCATGTCGTTGTGTAGTAAAAACTCTGTGTTGGCCGAGTGCAAACTGGCACTGAATAGAGCATGATTCCATTCTTTGGGATCATACACATAGATAATAACTTCCTTGCCGCCCATGCCCATTCTAGCTTGGTTTTTTAAATCAAAGTAGGGATTCATGCCCAGATACACTTCGTAGCTGTTTTTCAATCTAGAACTGCGAGCATACGGACAAGGTGGAAATCCGCCCAGTGCAGGGTGCGGAACTTCTACAAAGTTCACAATCCAGTCTTCGATGTCTTTTTTAACTTGATCTATGTTCATTAGAAATGCGGCAGGCCTGTTTTCTTTGTAGTTTCTAGATTTTCTTTAACTAAATCGCTGATAATCTCTCTCTCGCCCCAACTGAGATTCAATGCTTCTTCGTATGTCAAGCCTCCTCGCATGTACCAACACAACTTTAAGACATCTGCTCTAATAGCTTTGATTTCTTTATCGTTTTGATCAACCATCTTGGCAATGCGCTCAGGACCCGAGGTCAGGAGGCGGAGACGAAAAAATTTGAAACATCCATGGTAAACGGAGTTTCATACTGTTTGGTACAGCCCTGACAAGTGATGTGCAACGGTTTGAGCTCAGAAACTTTCTTAAGTTCAGCCATGTGATCTCTAATGCGATCAAATGTTTCTTTCTCGCAGTTTCTAATGTACTCTTCGATATACTCTGTTTCAACAACCATTTCTCCATCGGCTTGTATCATTGCAATACTTTGTGCCATGGCTTTGACAGTCATATTTGTGAGTTTGGCAAAAGCCTGACTGAGACGTTGAACTTTTTCTTCTTCGGGTATATCTGCGGTAGGTAAGAGTTCAATGAGTTTTTGATCTTGGAACTGGTCCATGGAGTTGGCGTTGACCTGTTGATAGCTCAAGGGCTTGAAGTATATTTGAATGTCACCTAGTTCCACTGTGGCAGTGTAGTCTGGACTCTTGATGTTGTCTATAACATTGCGTAGATCCAACCCAAATGAGTTTTCGTGTTGACAGTGAGGACATGCACTTTCAAACTCCATCTCGTGTCCGTAGCTGGCAATACGAATAGCAACCAGCACAGTGTCAAGGTCAATAGCTGGAATCTGCCAACCGTCTTTAATGGCAGGAATACAACTGGAAATCACCGTGGCAATGGCTGCACCGTTGAACAATGCATCGCTAGTGCGGTACGTGATCTCGTCCATGGCAGTCATTGGATACACCGCTAACTCTCGATTGGCAGGCATTTCTAATGCACCTGGCGGATAAAAGTTGCCATCAGATGGCAACTTGATGTAGATAGCAGGCTGTCTAAAGAACCTGCGCAAGGGGTTGTTGGTTTCTGGCATTTTTCCTTACCATAAATATTAGTGTATGTTTGTACTTATCTACGTAGATTATGGCTGATTTAGAAAACTCGACCGAATTACTTAAACAAGCTCTAGACGAGATTAGAACCAGTTCAACGCTGAGTTCTGCTACTTTGCTCAAACTGGGCAAGGCAGCTGATGCTTTGAACAAAGATTTTAAAGAGTCTGAAAAAGCCATAGAAGGTGAAACAGACCAACGACTTTCTCTAGCCAAAACACTGAAGTCTTTTGCCAAAGACATGGGCAGTGCGGCTCAGGCCGCAAGAGAAAATAGAGAAGATTTTCGCTCTCTAAAACCCGCTGTTGATGCTTTTGGTACAGCGGCCAAATACAGTGCTGCCAAAGTAGGTGATGCGATAGCCAGTGTTGGCGAAGCAATCAGCGGTCTGAGCATGTTCCTTGGCCCCAAAGGCAAAATAATTGGTATGGTCGTTGGTGGTGTTTCGACTATCACCGGCGACATAATGAAAAAGTACGGCGAGGCTGCCGTGGAGTTTGCTCAGGCGTATGGCAAGTTTGCACTAGACGAAGTACAAAGAGTTTCTGGTGCTTTCCGAGAAATAGCCCTGGTTGGCGGCCTAGCCGGTACCAGCATCGACGGATTTGCAGATCAAGCTCGAGCACTAGGCTTGAGCATGGATCAGTATGCTAAGTTAATAGGCAGAAACTCTGAAACTCTGGCCGCATCGGGTGTTACCGTTAGCCAAGGTGCTAGAGTACTAAGGCAAATAACTACAGCAGGCACAGCGTTTGAACAACAGTTTTTCAAGCTGGGATTTAGCTTTGAACAGCAAACAGAGTTTTCAGCTAAGTTCCTCGGATTTCAACGAAATCTGACCAAGATAAACTTTGACGATACCAAAGCTCTCAGCGAAGCCAATCGCAAGTATTTAGCACAAGTTGATGAGTTAGCCAGACTTACAGGTCAGAACAGAGACAAGGTTGCAGCCGACCTTGAAGCCATGAGTCGTGAACTGCGATTTGGTGCTACCTTGGCCATTGCTGAACAAAAGGGCACAGCAGGGGCTATTACTAAAACTGCTAAACTTCTAGAAACACATGGTAGCAAAGAACTAGCAGAAGGATTCAAAGATATTTTTGGTGGCGCCACTACTGAGCGTAGTCAAGCACTCATGGCAGCTACTAACAACAGAGCGGCTGCCATTGCTGAAGATCTTGAAAATGGCAAGATCAACGAAATCGAAGCCATGCGCCAGTTACAGCAGGCAGTACGAGAAACTAGACAAGCCCTGGGCGCTGATGAGTTTGAGCGCAGGGTAGGCAAGCTGGGTACTGTACTAGATCCGATGTTAGTGGGCATGCGTAGCCTCAGCGTAGCACAAGATCTCAATGCACAAACACTGGGCAAAGCCACTGCTGAACAAAAAAGCGATGCTGAGGCCACAGGCAAGAACGTACAAAATCTTTTTCAAGCACAAAAAGTTCTTAGAGACTTTGCTGTGCAGATAGATGAAATAGTGATGGAAAAACTATTTCCTACTATGGCGCAGAATGTACGTCAGCTCACAGAAGTATTGTCAGCCGGTGCCAATAAGTTAGCTGAAATACTAGGAGTCAAAATAGTTAGAGAACCCACTGCACCTGCTACTCCTGTGCCACCTCCTCCGATTACAGGTGAGCAAGTTAACCAAAGACGCCAAGCCGCAGGACAAGCACCGTTAAGCCTAGAAGCCGCTGAAGCCCAGGCCGGCAGAGAAGCAGTTCAGCGCGAAATAGAACGTCGCAATAGATCCAGGCGCGAAAGAGCACAACGTAATGCACCATACGGAGCTGCCGGACCGGCTCAGACACCTGCATCAACTGCACCTGGCAGTGATGAATTAGCAGGGTTGAATATCAAGAGCGCAGAGTCTGTGGGCGGTGGCGCCGCAAGTCCTAAGTTGATTGAACTAGCTAAGAAGATACAGGAAATGTATCCTACTGCTACATTTACAGCTCTTAATGACGTATACCATCAAGTAAACCATGTAAACAGCAAGCATACTAGAGGGTTAGCTTTAGACTTCACTACTAATCCTCCGCCAATGGATCTTGCACAGGCTTCTGAAATAAAGCGTAGCATCCAAGGTCTAGGATTTGCTTCTGTAAAAGATGAATACTTCGCAGATAAAAATAGATACACAACCGGCGGGCACTTCCATGCAGAACTGGCCTATGGTGGGGTAGTGTCTGGACCCAAATCAGGATATCCTACACTGTTACACGGCACAGAAGCAGTGGTTCCACTGCCAGGCGGACGTAGTATACCTGTTGAAATGACAGGCATGACAGACAAGATTGGTGAACAAATGGCAATGATGAATCAACAGATTGATCGATTTGATCAAATGATTAGTCTTCTACAATCTAGTGTAGACACACAACAAAAGATATACCGAGCCACCGCAGGCTAACGTTAAATATAGCACTATGGCAGAAGATAAAAAAGGTTGGAAAAAGTATTTCAAGGTAGCTAACACTGCCGGGCAGATGAGTCCTATATCGGGCAACATTCCCCGTGGACGAAACTACGGCACAGGCTACGGCACCGAAGGCCAAGCACAAACTGAGTTTGCTTTCCGTAACTATGCCAGTCGGTTACCTGAAGTATATGTGGGCCACCCTAACCGTATGGAACGCTACAATCAGTACGAAAACATGGACGGTGATTCAGAAATCAACGCCTGTTTGGATATTGTAGCAGAGTTTTCAACACAGACCTGCAAGGCCAATGGCACACCGTTTGAAGTGGGGTTTTTGGAAAAACCCACAGACAACGAAGTAGACATCATTAAAAAACAACTGCAACAGTGGACCAAGCTCAATAAACTGGACAATCGCATTTTCAAGATGTTCCGCAATGTGCTCAAGTATGGCGATCAAGTATTTGTGCGAGATCCAGAAACTTTTGAGATGTTCTGGGTAGACATGACCAAGGTAGCTAGAGTAATCGTCAACGAATCAGAAGGCAAACGACCCGAGCAGTATGTGATTCGTGACATCAATCCCAACTTTCAAAGTCTTGCTATCGCAGCCAAGACCACTAACGATTATAACACACAACCACCATCGGGTGGTTATTCTGCACCCTACAACTATACAGCACCCAATGCACCTAACTCTTCAGGACAGAGTCGTTTTCAACGATCGGTAAATGAAACCTGCATTGACGCCAAGCATGTGATACACCTCAGTTTGTCAGAAGGCCTAGATTACTACTGGCCATTTGGACAAAGCATCTTAGAGATGATCTTCAAGGTGTTCAAGCAAAAAGAACTGCTGGAAGATGCTATCTTGATCTATCGTATCAGTCGTGCGCCCGAGCGCAGGATTTTTAAGATTGACGTGGGCAACATGCCCAGTCATTTGGCTATGCAGTTTGTGGAACGAGTAAAAAACGAAATTCATCAGCGTCGCATACCATCAAACACTGGCGGCAGTGCCAACATCATGGATGCTACCTACAATCCACTCAGCATCAACGAAGATTACTTTTTCCCACAAACAGCTGAAGGGCGCGGATCAGACGTAACTACTCTGCAAGGCGGCCAGAATCTAGGCGAAATCGATGACTTAAAGTATTTCAACAACAAGATGTGTCGCGGTCTGCGTGTGCCTAGTAGCTATTTGCCCACAGGCCCAGATGATTCAGACCGCCCTATGAATGACGGTCGTGTAGGCACTGCGCTGATACAGGAATATCGTTTCAACCAGTATTGCGAACGGCTACAACGCCAGATTTGTCAAAAACTAGACGATGAATTCAAGATGTTCCTACGTTGGAGAGGCTTTAACATTGATGCTGGCCTGTTCAGCATAAAGTTTGCACCACCACAAAACTTTGCAAGTTATCGCCAGGCCGAACTGGATACCACTAGGATGACTGCATTCCAAGGCTTGGAAACATTGCCTTATCTCAGCAAGCGTTTCTTGATGAAACGCTATCTTGGACTCAGTGAAGATGAGATCAACGATAACGAACAGATGTGGAAAGAAGAGCGCGACGAGCCCAAACTGCAAACACAGAGCGGACAGGATCTGCGTAGCGTAGGTATCAGTCCTGCAGATTTAGAAACTGATATAGAGGCCGGTGAAGAAGTTGCGGCAGCCGTTGCCGCACCTAAAGGTGGTATCGCGGCACAGGGTACCATAACACCAGGTGCGCCTGCGCCCGGTGGCGTAAGTCCTGCTGGTGGCGTAGCTGCACCTGTGCCCACAATCTAATAAATACAACACTATGATGCTACTAGAGTTTTTTCAAAAAGATCCTGCGGGTTATCAAGATGTCGAAGACGATAACTCTCAACCTCAGCTAGGGCAACTACGCAAAACCAAACTCACACTGCGTCAGATCAACAAACTGCGCAGGATGAACGATGTGCGCACCTTTGAATACAAAGAAAAACTCAAAGACGTCAAACGACAGTACATGCCCCCGGCCGCTACAGCAGTTTAATCGCGGTCTTATCTCGGTAGAAATATCATTTTCTACCACTTTTACCCCATAAACCACTATGTTTTTTGTAATATTGCTTAAATATTAAACAGAGCCATAACTTTGGAGGAATCTTATGAACAAATTTGAACAGCTCATTGAATACGTCATCAACGACGAAGAGCAAAAAGCTCGCGATCTTTTTCACGAGATCGTTGTTGAAAAAAGCCGCGGTATCTATGAAGAACTGATGGCTGAAGAAGAAGCTAATGACGAAGATCTTGACGAAGAAGAACTTGACGAAGCTAATGACGAAGATCTTGACGAGTCTATGATGGATAAAATGGGCGGCGATCAAGCCGATGACCTTATTGATGACATTGAGACTGAAGAACAAGGCTTGTCAATGGAAGGCAAAGAAGAGTCTGGTGAAGATCTAGAAGATCGCGTGGTTGATCTTGAAGACAAACTCGACGAACTCATGGCTGAATTTGAAGCTCTAATGAGCGACGACGGCCAAGAAGGCGAAGACGAAATGGACATTGAAGTTGGTAACGATGACATGGCTACCGACGGTATGGATCAAACCGACATTGCAGATATGGACCTAGAAGATGAGACCATGGAAGGGCTTGAAGAAGCCATCAATCTAAAAGCCGCTCCTGCTCCGGTCAAGTCTGAAGAAGTCAATATCAATAAGAAATCCACTGTTGCTGCCAACAGCGGTGCAAGAGGCATGGATGGCAAGCCTGTGATGAGCCACGGCGCTGACGAAAAAGGTCGCCCAGCTCCTACAGCTAAAGACATGATTGGTAATGTACAAAATGCTCCAGCAAAGAGCACAGTTAAGCAATCTCCTGCTACCAAGCCACAATCAGCACAGGCTACTGGTGTAAACACCAAGAGCCCTTACTAATAAGTTAGTTCAAGGTTATGGCTCGTTACCTAAGAGAACACCTTACTTTCGACGCTGCGCGCATTGTTGTTGAGAGCGTCGATGGTAAGGACCTTTATATGAAAGGTATCTGCATTCAAGGTGGAGTTAAAAACGCTAATGAGCGTGTATATCCTGTTAGTGAAATTGAACGTGCTGTTAAAACTCTTAACGAGCAGATCAATGGTGGATATAGTGTTCTAGGTGAGGTTGATCACCCAGATGACCTTAAAATCAACTTAGATCGTTGCAGTCATATGATCACAGAAATGTGGATAGATGGCCCCAACGGCTATGGTAAGCTCAAAATAATTCCAACACCAATGGGTAATTTGGTGCGCACCATGTTAGAAAGTGGTGTGAAACTAGGAGTTTCAAGCCGCGGTAGCGGAAACGTTAACGAGGCCAATGGACAAGTCAGTGACTTTGAAATCGTCACTGTCGATGTTGTTGCCCAACCCAGTGCGCCCAACGCATATCCAACAGCAGTTTACGAAGGCTTGATGAACATGAAATATGGTCATCGAGTGTTAGAAATAGCAAAGGATGCTGGTGAGGACAATAAGGTACAGAGATATTTGAGAGACGAGGTAACTCGATTGATCAAAGATCTCAAGATTTAGGAGAAATTCATGCTAGATGCCATCAAACCGTTACTAGATAGCGACCTAATCAACGAGGAAACTCGTACAGCAATCTCAGAACAATGGGAACAAAAGCTGAACGAAGCTCGCGAGGTGGTACGTGCAGAACTAAGAGAAGAGTTTGCACAACGCTATGAGCATGACAAACAAGTAATGGTGGAAGCCCTAGATCGCATGGTAACAGAAGGTCTCGCCGCAGAGATTCAAGCCGTGGCTGCTGAAAAGCAAGCATTGACAGAAGATCGCGTCAAGTTCAACGTCAAGATGAAGGAATCAGCTACAAAGTTCAACGACTTTATGGTTTCTAAACTTGCCGAAGAGATTGGCGAACTGCGTAAAGATCGCAAAGTTCACACAGAATCAATCAATAAACTTGAAAGTTTTGTTGTAAAAGCTCTTGCTCAAGAAATTCGTGAGTTTGCACAAGACAAACGTGAAGCGGTGGAAACCAAAGTACGTTTGGTACGTGAAGCTCGCAAACAGCTTGAAACTTTGAAAGCACGATTTGTAAAAGAATCTGCAGACAAGATGAGCCGTTCTGTAGCCAAGCATCTCAAGGCTGAACTCAGTCAACTCCAGGAAGACATCAAAGTTGCTCGTGAGAATAACTTTGGTCGTCGTATTTTTGAAGCGTATGCCGCAGAATTTGGTGCAACTCACCTCAATGAGAACACAGAAATTCGTAAGCTCAACAGCATCATCGCTACCAAAGACCAGAAGTTGGCCGAAGCCATCAAGTTCACCGAGAAGGCCAAAACTCTCGTTGAATCAAAAGATCGTGAGATTCGCATAATCCGTGAATCCAATGAGCGAGCAAAGCTCATGGACGAACTGCTTGGACCTCTCAATGAGGAAAAAGCTGGTGTTATGAAGAATCTCCTCGAAAACGTTCAAACATCTCGCTTAAAGAACGCTTTCGAAAAATATCTACCAGCTGTACTAGCAGATAACAAACCAGCAAAAGCCAAACAAGTGATTGCTGAGAGTGTTACTGAAGTCACCGGTGATAAATCTGCAAAGGTTGTAGCGGAAGATCGCAGTAATGTGATTGACCTCAAACGCCTGGCAGGGCTCTAATTCTTAGGAAGGAAGAAGGAGACATTATGTCACAAGAACTACTAGAAAGCCGTTGGGATGAGACCAAAGAAGCCCTCATGGAAGGTTTGAATGGTGCTCGCCGCAACACAATGGGTGTTATTCTCGAAAACACTCGCAAGTATTTGAAAGAGAACGCAAGTTCTGGTTCTACTGTTTCTGGTAACATCGCCACACTTAACCGTGTGATTCTGCCAGTTATTCGACGTGTTATGCCAACTGTTATCGCTAACGAGTTGGTTGGTGTTCAGCCAATGACAGGTCCAGTAGGACAAATCCACACATTGCGTGTACGTTATGCCCAGAGCTTGACAGACAACTCAGCCGCACAAACATCAGTTACAGCTGGTGAAGAAGCACTGAGCCCATTCAAGATTGCTCAAGCATACTCAACAGTGCCTAAGGACACTGGTACTGCCACCACTTATACTGGTGCTGCTACTGCTACCCTTGAAGGTAACGGTGGTAAGCAGATCAGCGTTCAGATCTTGAAGCAAGCTGTTGAAGCAAAGACACGTAAGCTACAAGCTCGTTGGACATTTGAAGCCGCACAAGATGCACAAGCTATGCACGGTATTGATATTGAAGCAGAAATCATGGCTGCTTTGGCTCAAGAAATCACAGCTGAAATTGACCAAGAGATCCTCTTGTCACTCCGCACTCTTGCCGCAACAGAGTTTACATACAACCAAGCTACTGTATCAGGTACAGCTACATTCGTTGGTGACGAACACGCCGCTTTGGCAGTGTTGATCAACCGTGTTGCAAACTTGATTGCTCAGCGTACACGTCGTGGCGCTGGTAACTTTGCTGTTGTATCTCCAGCTTCGTTGACTGTTCTTCAGTCAGCAACAACTTCTGCTTTTGCTCGTACCACAGAAGGTACCTTCGAAGCACCTACAAACACCAAGTTTGTTGGTACATTGAACGGTGCAATGCGTGTGTTCTGCGATAGCTACGCTAACGACAGTACACCAGTTCTCGTTGGTTACAAAGGTGCAAGCGAAACAGATGCAGCCGCATTCTACTGCCCATACATCCCATTGATGTCAAGCGGTGTTGTACTTGATCCTACAACATTCGAACCAGTAGTCAGCTTTATGACTCGCTATGGTTACATCGAACTTACAAACACTGCAAGTTCGTTTGGTAACGCTGGTGATTATGTTGGTGAGATCGCTGTATCTAACCTCAGCTTCAGCTAATCCAAACACGAAAGTGTTTTGATCTCAAAAACCTGCTTCGGCGGGTTTTTGTTTGGCTATAAGTATTAACATGATTTCAAAAATTAACTTTGGTATAGGAACTCCGGCACCACGACTACAAGCTCCTGTTGGCAATCCAATAGGCCATCTAGTATCAAAAACATTACCACCTCCTGCTAATCATAGTTTGGTAGTAAAAACACCATAAGTATTGCAATGCAAGATCTGCATTGGCGCTATAATTTCAATACCGGCAAGTTTGACTTTGTTGAAAACAATCCTCAACAGCATTATGAACCGTTGCTCAAGCATGTTCATAGGCCCACATTAGTCATTGACATAAATCTAATATCAGCTGAAGACATTGAATCCTATGCTACCGAAGTTTTAGATAGAGCGTCGGCTAGCATGGTAAAGTTCAATCAGGTCATCTTTGACGGCACACAAGATCCTGTGAATGATTACACAGAAAAAGTTAAAGTATTGGATGAGTTTTCTCGAACCAAGGGATTGAAATCATATCTTGGTTTGAGTCAGTTTACTTTACAATCACATAAGCATATTCAAGAAATAAACTATCCTAGCTGGTTATTTGTTTTTAAAAAGCAACAGTTACCAAAAGCTAACTTTGGTTCAAGACAACATGTTTTCAGTTGTCTTAATAGGAATCCAACATTTCACAGACTGATATTATACACTTTGATCAAGCGGGCAGGATTGCTAGATCATTTTGTTTACACTTTTTACGATCGCTGTCCCTATCAGGGATTTAAAATGACACCGCATCACTATCGCAATGTCAATAAGTTTGTTAATCAAGAGCTGTACAGTCAGTGTTTAGAAAGCCTAGCTGATTTTCCATTGGCTTGGTCTGGTGAACAACAAGGAGTTAATGATCATAGTATCAATCATCCTGCCTATCAGGATACATGGTGTAACATTGTTACAGAAACATCAGCAGTAGTTAGCTTTACCAGTGAAAAAATTTGGAAGCCTATTGCGGCAGGGCAGCTATTTTTAATAGCAGGAGCTCCGGGCACAGCTTCTTGGTTACAGAAACTGGGATTCTACACATTTGATGACAGCTATGATTTTGAGTATAAAATACAGAGTCGATTGGAAATGATCGTTGATCGTGTGCTTGAGCATGCTGAAAATCCCGAAGCTTGGTGGAAAGCCAATCGGTTCCAAATAGAACACAACTATCACTGGTTCCATTCGGGTAATGTTGAAAAAAGCATACTAGATCCTTTGGTATCCCAGCTTAATGGCGAAACTTCATAAATACTATTACACAACGCAATAATGCGTTTTATGCAGGACACCACCTGCGTAGCGGCTAGAACCCGCATTGGACTTCTTTAAAGGAGAAAACAAAATGGGACGTCCTCTCAAAATACAAAAATATGGCCCTGCGCAGGGTATTACTTATCCAAATAACACATCAGCCAATGTACCAGCAGCCGCTGTTCCTATTGATCAAGGTTATCCACAGTTCAGTCAGTTGACAAATCCTGTGTACTATTCTTCACTGACTGCCGACAACTTCTACGGCGTAGTAGGTGGCACAAGAAGCACAGCAACTACAGCAACTTTTCCAGTGATCAAAGTTTTAGTGAACATTGCACTGCCAGACGGTACTGGTCAAGGTCAAAATGTTGGTTATATCATACGTCAAAAAGGCGCACACAAATATCTGGTAGGCAGCCTTGACCTTGTTCAAGATGAAGACATAGTAGTTGGTGCAGCCTATCGCATTAACAATCTAGATACCACAAACTGGCAACAGATGGGTGCTCCAGCAGGTGCTATAGTTGGCACAATCTTTACTTGTACAGCTCTTTGCGCCAACCCACAGAACGGTAATGCCAACCTTGTTGGACAATGTGTTCTTACCAGCGACCTAACACTAAGCAATCCTGGTACTATGAGCATCAGCTACGCAGTTGGCGGCGACTCTACAGAAGTTGCTGTTTCCAAGTTGACCAACAAGTTCTTGCAAGGTTGGGCAGGATTTACCAACGCCGCGGGCACATCTCTAACAACATACGATTCAGGCGGCAACAACGCAGGTGAAGTTGATTATTCAGGCGAAACTACTTTCTTGTCCAACTTCTTCACAGACGAAGCAGACGCCGAAGCTACAAAGTCTGGTGCTGATGCTCAAACATTCAGCAACGGCACAGGCGATATTGAGTTGGCACAAGTTGAGAAGTGGACTTCATAAATTTGTACTGACTTAAAAATCCTCACTGCTATATACAGTGAGGATTTTTTATGACCATAGCAATCGTATTGGGAAACGGCCGTAGTAGAATGGGTATACCGCTTGATGCGCTCAAACAGCAGGGCACTGTATATGCCTGCAACGCCATTTACAGAGAGTTCACTCCAGATGTACTCATAGCCACAGACATGCCCATAGCACAGGCTATACAAGAATCTGGATATGCACAGCAACACAGATTTTACACTCGAAAACCCATGCCCGGGCTTGGTGCGCAAAGACTAAGCAAAGAATACTATGGCTTCAGCTCGGGTCCCAACGCAGTGGGTCGTGCTTGTCAGGATGGTTACACTAGGATTTTCATGCTGGGTTTTGATCTTGGAACAACCAATGGACAGTTCAATAATATCTATGCTGACACTGAGTTTTATAAAAACAGCACCGCTCCGCCCACATTTGCTGGCAACTGGGTAAAACAGATAGCACAGATATGCAAAGATTACAGCACTTGTGAGTTTGTGCGTGTGATGGGCCCAGAAAGTGCCACCATACCAGCACTGGGAGAAATACCCAACATGCGCACAATGACAATTTTGGATTTCAAAGACCGCATAAATACTCCTAGAGGCCTGCTATGACATCATACAAACGCATTGACGGTGATTATTACATCACCACTATTAATCCAGGGGACAATGTCTACATTCAAACCCATACAGTTGATGTAGCTGGTAACCTTACGGTGTCAGGAAACTTGACCTATATCAATGTTACAGAGCTCAACATCACTGATCCATTCATACTGGTCAACGCATCAAACACCGGTACTTATCAATCAAATTCTGGTTTGCTCACACATAAGACCAGCTCAGATTATGCAGGCATAAGATACAACAACAATTCAGGTAGCTGGGAGCTCAGTACCAGTACAGGCTCTAGCGGTACCACTGGCACTTGGAGTCCTATTCCTGCCGGTGCCAACACAGAGATACAATACAACAACGATGGCGCACTGGGGGCCAATGCCGCATTTAAGTTTGATTATGCAACCAGTCGCTTGACAATCAACGGTACTACAGTCTTGGGGTATACCAACATTCCGCCTGCAACTGTAGCAAACTCTGCTACAATGGTAGCAAACATTCCCGGCAGTGGTGGCACAGGTATCTATTTTAATAACAATAGCAATCAAGACGAGCTAATCAGCAAGAGCAAAGCCATTGTGTTTAGTATAATATTCTAAGGAAATCAAAATGACGATTCAAGTAGGCAACGTAACAACATCAGCCGCATCAGTGTACACCAGTTCAGGTAATACTGCTATTACATTTTTGAGTCTGTGTAACTATTCTGCAGGCAACGTCACTGCTAATGTATACGTAGTACCAAGTGCAGGTTCAGCAGGCAACACTAATGTAATTATTAACAACATCAACATTACAGTGGGTGACACATATCAACTGTATGCTGGTGCAGAAAAGTTGTTGTTGGAAAACGGCGATAGTGTACAAGTAGATGCCAACGTAAACAATGCCATCACAGCAGTTACCAGTTACGCATCAATCTAATGGGATACTTTGTCAAAAATCGCAGGCTACAAAGTGGCAGTTCCAGCATCGTAGTGCCTGCTGGAGATTCTGCTGATCGTCCAGTGGCTCCGGTTTTTGGCAGTTTTCGATACAACACAGACATAGGCACATTGGAGTTTTTCAACGGTACTGTATTCAAACAAGTTGGTCTTGGCGGCGAGCTCAATGTTGACGTATACTCTACCACAGGCGATGGCTCAACACAGACATTCAGCCTAGCTAATACCACTGCCATATCAGCCAACGATCAAGTCATAGTGTTTGTAGGGTCAATCTATCAAGCACCTACCACAAACTACATCATCACAGGAGCAGGTTATGACATAACTTTTGGATCTGCACCGCCTGATGGTGAACCAATCAACGTCATCAGAAACCTCGTCGCACCCAGCCAGCCCTAGCCCATAAATACTAAAAGGGTGATCAATGGCAATTCAAAGAGTTTCCGGCAATATTCTGCAGGACAACCTGCAACGTGGCGCTAATCTAAGTATTCAAGGTAATCTAGCCTATTTTGACGTGACCAACAATCGCGTTGGTATTCTCACGTCAGCTCCCCAGGACGAGTTTGAAGTTGTTGGCACAGCCAATGTGTCTAACGTGCGCATTACATCGGCCACTGCCAACAGTATTTTCTATGCAGGTGCTACACAACTGGCTCTGACCAGTTCTGCGTTTACTTTTGACGGTGTAAACGTATTTACATCAGGAAATGTACAAGCCATAGGCAACATTGAAGGTGGCAACATTATATCAGATGGTGCTGTTATTGGCAACGGCAAAATCAGTGGTAATCTTGTAGTTAACAATCTTACAGTTAACAACACTCTTTTGGGAAATATTATTTCCGCATCTGGTAATGTCACAGGCACAAACATCATATCCAACGCTGGTATCTTTGGAGCCACTGTCAACGTCACAGGTAATGCCAGTGTTGGTAACTTGACTATTACCAGTGCCACAGCCAACCGTTTATTATACACTGATACCACCAACAATGTTGCCACCACAAATAATTTAACGTTCGATGGCACAACATTGATACTGACAGGCATAGCCAATGTTAGTTCTACAATGTTGGTTGGAAACCTTTACAGTACTGACGTGATCAATGCTGTGGGCAATATCACTGGTGCAAATATTGTATCCAATGCTGACATCAGTGGAGCCACACTTGGCATTGCCGGCAATGCGGCTGTGGGCAACATACTCACTGACGGCTATTACTTTGCCAACGGTACCCCTGTGGATTTTCAACAACCCGCTGGTTCCAATACTGAAATACAGTTTAACTTCAACAGCGATTTTGGCGCATCTGCCAATCTAACCTACGACCAAGCCACAAACATATTCCAGGTTGGATTTGGAAACAACGGTATCATTCAAACTGATAGCCTCACAGTCACAGGTACCATAGTTGGTGACGATATCACTGCACAAGGCAACCTACAAGTCAATGGTGATACCATAGTTGATGGTAATCTCACAGTCAACGGTGATTTGGTCTACAACAATGTGACCAATCTCAACATTGAAGACCCAATCATATCCATGGGTCGCGGTGCCAACAACACACCACTGGTCAGCAACGACAGCAAGGATCGTGGTGAACAACTTTGGTTTTACAACGGTATAGAAAAATCTGCGTTTATTGGTTATGATAACTCTGCTGGCAACCTCATAGCCGCAATAGATGTCTCTATAGCCAACGAAATAGTTACTATAAACCAGTATGGCACTTGGCAGACCGGAAATCTCTACGGCCAATCTGCGTTGATCACAGGCAACGTAGATGCAGCCAATATCAGTTCAACAGGAAACATTTTAGTAATCGGCAATGTCATTGCTGGCAACGTGATATCATCAGGTGCAGTGATTGGCAACGTTCAGATCACTGGTAACCTCACAGTGGCCAATCTCACAGTCACTGATTACTTCCTTGGTAACACAGTTAACATCAGCAATACTATAACTGCATTGGGAAATATCCAAGGTGGTAACTTGATATCAAATGCCAGTGTGTCTGCTGGAACCACTATCAGTGCTACAGGTAACATCACTGGTGGCAATGTTGTTTCAAATGCTGCAATCAGCGCCACAACTACGGTCAGCGCCACTGGCAATATCACCGGTGGAAACTTAGTCAGTAACGCTGATATATCAGCTTCCAATGCTGTGTTTGCCAATGTTAATATTACTGGTGGCAACATCATATCCAACGGGTTTGCCAGTATAGCCACAACAGTGTCAGCCACAGGCAACATCACCGGTGGTAATATTGTATCTAATGCAAGAATAGTTGGAACCACACTAGACATCTATGGCGATACATTAGTGGCTGGTAACTTGACAGTTCAGGGCAACTTGACCTACATTAATATTGATGACTTACGAGTTGAAGATCCTGTCATCCAACTGGGTGGTGGAGCCAATGGCAATGCCCTGGTTACCAATGATGGCAAGGATCGTGGCACACTGCTCACCTACTATGCTACAGAACCAGGCAATGCGTTTGTAGGATGGAACAACAGTTCTGGCAATATGATCATTGCTGATGATGTATCTATCGCCAATGACATAATCACAGTCAATGCTTTTGGTACCTTCCAGGCTGGCAATATCTATGCTGAATCAGCAGTGATCAACGGCAATGTCAGTTTTGGTAATATATCAACACCGGGCCAAATTTCTGCTACCGGTAACATCACAGGTGGCAACCTAGTATCCAACGCTAACATTTCTGCAGCCACTGCTATCTTTGCCACTGGTAATATCACCGGTGGTAATGTTATCAGCAATGGTTTTGTAAGCGTGGCTACCGTAGTAAATGCCACAGGCAACATTACTGCTGGTAATGTTGTAAGCAATTCTGCTGTTTCAGCCGCTACTACGATTAGTGCCACGGGTAACATTACAGGCGGCAATATTGTCAGCAATGCATTGGTCACAGGAGCCAATGTTCAGATTACTACACTCACACCTAACCGTGTAGTGTATGTTGGCACTGATGATTATTTGGTTGACAGTGCTAACTTTACCTTTGATGGTGCCAATCTTATATTGTTGGGCCGTGCCAACATTGACAACATAACCATTGACGGTACAACCATTGTCAGCAATGCCAATGTTTCAATTGCAGCCACTTCTGGAAACATACTACTGACTCCTGGATCAACTGGCGTCACACAGATCAGTTCAACTACAGCACTCACAGTACCAGTAGGTAATACAGCCCAAAGACCTGGATATCCAGATCAAGGTGCGATGAGATTCAATAGTACCAATCTTGTCTTAGAAATCTGGGATGGTACTAAGTGGGTGTTGGTAGGACAGGATCTAGCTATTTTGACCAGCCAAATCATCGACGGTGATGGTAGCACTGTGGCATTTGTGCTCAATAAGGATACCACCGCGGCCGGCATCCTGGTCAGTGTCAACGGTGTGAGCCAGATTCCTGACGCAAGCTATGGGGTAACTGGAAATGTAATCACATTTACAGAAGCTCCACAAGTGTCAGATGCTGTGGAAGTACGTTTTCTGACCCAAATCACAACAGTGACTGAAATTACAAATATATTAGGCAATGCTATTGTAGCTGTTGCTGCCACTGTATCGCAGGTTGATATCACAGGTAATCTGTTGCCCACTGCCAATGTGACCTACGATCTGGGAAGTTCAAGTCTGCGTTGGAAAGATGGATATTTTAGTGGTAACTCAATCACGTTAGGTAACATCGTACTGAAGAATACCACTGGAAATACATTGGCATTTTTTGGTCCAGATGGAACTACTCCTGCCACGATTTCCGCCCAGAACATTGACATTACAAATATTGCCAACGGAACTTCTAATGTACAGACACTGAGCTCTGGAACAGTGAATATCAGTGCTGGAGGCAATGCTAATGTAGTGTCAGTGGCCAACGGATCTGTGACAGTCAAAGCAGATATACTAAACGGACAAGCCAACGGCGTGGGCAATATTGGTAGTGCCAGCACTTATTTCAATACTGTATTTGCCAAAACTACATCTGCACAGCACGCTGACTTGGCTGAATATTTTGAATGTGATGGATCCTACGACACTGGAACTGTGATGATTTTTGCTAGAGACACAGAAGTAACTAGGTCTTTGCAGTATGCTGATCAACGGTTGGCTGGCATTGTTTCTACAGATCCTGCATTTACTATGAATTCTTCACAGCCTGACTCTGTGCCCATTGCCATGGCTGGGCGTGTGCCTTGCTGGGTAGTGGGTCCTGTGACCAAAGGCGATGTTCTTACCACAAGTTCTCAAGCAGGTCACGCAGAATTGTTGAAAAACTCTGACTGGAAACCAGGTGTTATAGTGGGCAAAGCATTGGAATCGGCACCTGCAGGCAGTCATAAAATCATGGTTGTGGTGGGTGCTTGGTAAAAAACCATACACAAAACCATTTTTTTTTAATGTGCCGGTAAATATTATCATAAAGAGGAGCGACATGTTTTATGCCAATCACACGAATTAAAAATAACCAAGTTACCGATGCATCAGCCGGTAATATCTTCCTGGGTATCAATGCCGCAGTAAAACTGCAAGATCACTCAATTACTGCCGGAAAGATTGCTAACAGCCTGGTCTACGGATCAGACCTTACTGTTACAGGCAACCTTACAGTCAATGGTCAAACCACAACCATAGACACTGTCAGTGTTGTTATTGAAGATCCTATTCTTTATTTGGC